TACGAGTTTCGTTGGGTTTGCCATTATTTGTTTTCCTTTTCTTCTATGTGTTCTTTATTCCGTAAAGACTTGCTGAAGTATGTTGAACAAAACTACCTGAATATGGAACAAGTTTTATACTCGTGACAGCAGCCGTATTAGCCCAAGTTCCACCAAAAAAATTCATATTTGTTAGGGTTGCATTGTTTTCATTTGCAGAAGTAATTGCATAAGTTTTATTATTTGATGAAGTGTATCCCGGCATATAAAATTCTCCACTAGAAAAAACATTTGCAGTAAAATCAGATGGAACCATAAACCCATAAGGCGAACTTGTACCAGTATTAGTAGAAGTAGCATTTGAGCCCATATACTTTCCACTTAAACCTGTAAATCCTGTATTGTTAAATTGAAAATAAAAAAAGTTTCCACCATTTACTTGAGTGTCATTACTTCTACAAGAGAAAACCATTTTTAAGTCAGTGTATGTTTGAGGGATAGATGTAAAATCTATGTTTGCTTGTGTTCCAGTTAAAGTAATTGTTCGGATAAGTTCGTGAGTATTAGCCATTATGCGCTCTTAATTCCATAGATTGTTGCTTGAAAACCTGAAGCAAAAGGTGAACTTGATTCGACAGATAAATCTAATCTTGTTACTGCTGTATTAGTTCGAGCATTTCCAATTGCAAACCAAGTGATAGGGGCAGAAGCAGTATTTTGACCAATCATTGTTTTGAAAGTTGAAGTGCTTGTGTAATTCATAATATGAAAATAGCCACCACCCATATCGGTAGTGGAAGTCATAATTCTTCCCATAAAACAACCAGTAGTTAAGTTTCCAGTTTTACCAGAAACAATAGTAGTTCCATCTGTGTAAACATAACTTGTGTTGTAAATATTACTAGAGTCATTATTGACTTTAACAACAATTGAGCCACCACCACCAGCACCATATCCAACGCAAACACAAACTAAATCTGTATATGTTTGTGGAATAGAACTAAAAGTAATAGTACTTTGATTACTACTTAAAGTTGTAGTTGCTATTGCTTCATAGGTTTGTGGCATCTTAACCTGCTATTCCATATAATGAAACTGTTGTATTTTGAATCATATTAAAAGAAACTCCTGTTAGTGTAATTGAGGTAATAGCGTTTGTTGAGGTTTCTAAACCTGTAACTAAACCATAAAAACTTGCTACATCACCATTTTGATAACCATTTATTGACCTAAAAGTCTTTGCTTTATTAGTATTTGAATAATCATAATAGTCAATAATTGCGACAGAGAAAACATTTGCGTCTTGATAAATAAATTGATTGTCGGTTGCTTCACGGCTTGTACCAGTTTGTCCCGGAAAAAAATACCATTGATGTCTACCAACCCAAGAATTAAGATTTGTTGTAAGTGCAATATTGGTTGGGCTAACAGATTTTACGACAGCACGAATTTGTAAATGTTTGTAAGTTTGTGGAATGCCACTAAAAGTTATTGTTGGGACACTTGATGCACCAACAGTTGTTGAAGCGATTGAGTTATATCCAACTGGAAGTGCTACTCCTGCACCACGACCATAGGCGCGTGCTGAAGCAGCAGCAAAAGAACCAACAATAGGCATAAATTGATTCCCTTTTTATTTGAACTGGGTTTGCGAAGCCAAAACAGTAAACGCAGAACCAGCAGTCTTAATAACAGTAAACGAATAAGAATCAATAGAACTGGCGTTACCCGAACTTGGCGCTGCACCGCCTTGCCACTTAGTAGACACACCCGCTGTACCACCATCAACCTGAACAACAGTTGGATAATACGCAGTTGTGCCATTAGTGTTCAAAAATACTGAAGTGATCGCTTCACCTGTTGCAAGAGCATTATTCATAGTTAAAGAAGCATTACCACGTAGATTAACTGTGAAGTTTGCGCTTGCGTTTGCTGTGTAATAGGTAACTGAATCTGTTGCTGTGTTTAGTGTGACTGTGCCTGTTGCTGTTGAGGCTGTGACGTTTACGCGTTCTTCTGGTGCAATTAGTAGTGGTCTTGCTCCTGGTGCTGTTACCCAGGTTGAGCCGTCATAGTAGGAGAGTTGGTCTGTGTCTTGTAGGTAGGCAACCATTCCCTCACTTGGTGAGGTTACGGCTGATGAGCGTGCAGCAGTTCCAGCGAAGTTTTGTACTGTTTGTTGCATTAAGTAGGTGTTTACGTTTGCTGCTGTTAAAACTTCTCCAGCAGCGAATGTTCTGAATCCTGCACCAGCCATTGTTTTGTTCTCCTAAGTTCCTGTGTTTATTCTAGCCCAAAGGTGATTCTGGGAAAGTGATTAAATCTGGGTTGCTATTTGTGCTTGGTAAATCTCTTAATTGCTGACGATAGTTTGTCCAAGCAGTTTTTTGTGCTGTTGTTAAATCTGCATCAGGTAATTGAGTCCAATCGGATTCTTTTAATCGAGCATTTCTAGCATTTCTTAAAAAACGCCATTTATCATCTAAAGTAAAATCACTCATATTTGAAATCCCCAAAATTTGCAATTAGGACTGTATAAAGTCGCAGCCACACCTCTGTTGTGATAAACAAAAGCCTCAATATAATCTCCTGCTGCTAAATCGCATAGATGACTTAAACCCATTCCATTAACATCTGTGTCTCCATCTCTCCAAAAGAAAGTTGGAACTAAATAACCAGAACCATTTTTATACAAATACATAATTACTTGATGACCTGCTGTGTAAACTCCCCAGTTCAAATCAAAACCAATTAAATATTTTCCACCTTTTCCTGTTGGAACTGTGAATCTATAATTTGTTGTTGGGTCATAAGCACTATCTGTATCCCAAACTTCAGTTCCAAATTGAACCTTTGTATAAGCACCAGAATTTATACTTTGATTTGTATTAACTTGTGCCATAAAAGATACGGCAGAGGCTCTAGGTGCTGCTGACCAAGTTGTTGTTCCACCTGACCCCGCTGTTAAAACATAACCTGAAGTTGCAGAGCCAGCAGGAGAAGCACCAACACCAAGTTTCGCTTCCAAAGCCTCAACAGCATCATTCAAATCCGAATGTTGCAAAGAATGGGATGGTGAATCAAGAGTGTTACCTGAAACAGGGTTAGTGAAATTATCTAAACTTGTTGGAAAATTTATGGCCACTATGCACCTAACCTGTTAGAGAAACCTAAGTCGTTACCATCATAGTTTATCGCACTTTGATCGTAGGTCACTGAAGTCAAATCATACGTGGTTTTACCAGCGAGCACACCAAAGGTAGGATCATCAAGCACAAAGGCAGCGTAGTCAAGAGTTGAGAAGTTAAAAGTCAATTCATGCATCAATATACCGATGCTGTGGTTTATACCTGTGATTTCAGCGTATTTGATAATCGGGTCACCAATTCCGTTTGGTGTGAATTTGATTCTGACTTGATCAGTTAATTCAAGAGCAAGTAGTTGATTCTGTTGCGCAGTGGTCAATTCTGACATTTGAACAGTCATAGAATCAAAACGATATTCAGGTTCAGAATATTGTGACAATAAATATTGTGCTAAGGCTAAAGAATCACTATCTGAATCAAATAAAAGATTATCTAAGTTCAAAGATGAAATACCATAAGCGTTTTGTGAATCTGTGTCGTTGACTGTTTGTGGGTTTCCCCCAGCACGAGTGACCACAATTCTGTTATACAACAGTTCTGATCCATAAACCACGCTGACTGAACTGAAAGGAATACCAGTGCCGTCATCCGTTAAATCAACAGTTGTTGAGGAACTTGGACCGGTCAAAGAATCTTGAAAAGTGACGTAACCATCTTTGGCTATGAAAAGTGAACCAGATTCTGTTTGCTCAACAAGTTGTAAATAACTTAAAGCATTTGTTCCCTCAGCCACAACATCTGCTTGTAAAGTCACCTCTCCAGCGTCAATATTTCTAGTTGATAAAGGCCAAGCAACTTCTGAACGATCTAAAACTGCTTGAATTCTTGCGCCAGGAAGTTGAGGGATTGCTGTGTGCGCTGATAAATTTTGCTGCGCTAAAAGAGTGAAACCATCAGAAGCCACAGCCGAAGCAGTGTTATCTCCAGATGGGTTATAGTTCAGATTCCAATCATCAATTAAGCCGTAAAAAACTGCAGAGCCATTAGAAGAGATTCTTATTTCACGATGTGGAATGATTTGACCATTAAAAGGTGAGTCAATATATTCTGGGTCAAACACTCGTGTTGTGTTATCAAATAAAACATCTACTTGTCCAGCGTTGTAACGATCTAGTTCACGATTTCTTCCACGATTAGTGGAAACTCTGATCACGTAATCTGTTACATCATAGAAAAGTGTTCCACCAAGAGTGAAATCGGTATTATCTAAAACACCAGCAACAGGGTCATCAAGTGTGAAGAAAGGTGCTCCTGAAGTTGATAAATCGAAACCGATCTCAACTTTCTTACTTGGTAATGACATTAGGCCCTCGCGAATACTTGGCCAGAAGTTCTTTCATACTTTTTAATCGCTTCAACAATCTGTTGGCCTACTTGCGCACCATTCGTACCAATTCCAGCGTTCACAACAATGTTATAACTTGTGCCTAAACCAGCACTGTTAGTTCCTGATAACGGGATCACTGCTTCAGGTCCGGCTTCACCAATCAGTGCGTTTGTAGGTCCAAGGGCAATTCCACCTTTAGCCATACGAATTGTTTTATTTTGTAAAGCGTAAGCAAGAGCAGTGTATGAACCTGCAGCGCTTCCAGAAGTTTTAAGAATGTTGCTTGCCTTAGCAAATTGACTTGTTGTTAATAGACCTGTTGCCTTTGGTGGTGGATTAGTTCCTCCACCACTTGTGGATGGTGCAGGAGGAGCCGGAGGAGCCGGAGGAAGAATAGCACCAGCGCCAACAAGAGAAGCAGAAAGATTTGCTATCTCTGCGCCTGCAGCAATAATCGCAGCCTTAATACCTGCAACTAAACTTTCACCCTGTGTGACACCAGCAGAATAAAACATATTCGCGCCTTGCAAACCAACCTGATCGGCAACAGTTGAAACAGCGTTAAGAAGTTCGTTCACTTTTACAACAACTGTTGAACCACCAGCAATAATCTGATCAGCAATTGCAATACCAGCATCGGCACCAGCGTTTAATACTTGTTGGATGCCTCTTTCAGATAAACCAAGAGTTAAAAGAGTGTTAAGTCTTTGTGAGAATTGAATTGCTTTGGAGGCTTGTGCTTCTAGACCTGTTAGGAAATCTGTTTCTTCAACGGCAGAAGCAAAGTTAATAGTTCCAGTGATTGTGTTTGATATTGAGGTTTTAAAATCATTGAACGCTTGTTTTGCATCATCAAGTTGTGATTGCGCTTCGGATAAAGCGTTAGAGAATCTGTCTTGAATAACGTTAGTTAATTCATCAAACTTATCAACTGATTCTTCGGTGATATTTTTAACACCACTGAAACTGTTTCTCATATCATTTAAAGAAGCAGATGCAGCATCTAAAGAACCTTGAACAGTTAATGGTGAAGTTCCGGCCACAAACTTAGCAAAATCAGCAGAACTCTTAGTTAAACGTTCTTGTTGTCTTAATAAATCTGCTGCAGCCTGTTCTTGTTTACGTAAAGCATCTGCTGCTTCCTTTTCAGCCTTTGCTTTGGCTTTGGCTGCTTCTTGTTCTTCTTTTGCTTGCTCACGTGCTGCAGCAGCAGTTGCTTCTGTTTGTGCTGCAAGTTTTCTTTGATCCTCAATTGTGAAACCTAAACTTGGATCACGCTTCAGTGCCTCAGCACCAATTCCTTTAAGTGTTAATAAATAAGTTCCAAGAATAGGAATACCAGCAAGTATTTTGTCAAATAAACCTGTTTGTGCTGTTTCTAAATCATCTGTGGCATTTGCTGCATCTTCAGTAACTCCTATAAAAGTTAAGAAACGAATTGTTAAATCTGAAACCCCTAAAATAATTTCAGAAACACTTTCACCTGCTAAGGCAACTTGTTCTGCAAATCCACCTGCACCATAACCCATCGCATCAGAAATGTTTTCAACAGAATTGAGAAGTGCGTAACCAATACTTTCTTGTGCTTCATTAACCCCTTGACTTAAAATTGCAAGTTTGCCTGAAAATGTGTCGGCTGCTACTGCTGCCTGGCCAGCAAACTTCTTTCCTAACGCATCAGTAATTTTGTCTAAATCACCAGAAGCCAAAGTTGCTTTACTTATACCAACACCTAGTTTGCCTAAAGCAGTTGTTTGCCCCAATGCTGCCTTTGATAAGGCTGATGTGACGCTTTCTAAATCCTTTCCAGTACCGGCACTTATATCTTGAGAAAGAGTTAAAAGTTTTTGTGCCTGTGTCAAATCACCTGTTGCAACAACAAGTCTTGAAAGCGCTGGTCTTAATTCATCGTCTGAAACACCAGTTGAGAATTGTAAACTTTTAATAAATCTGTCAACAGTTTCTGTCGTAGCACCATAACCAAGGTTAGTGAGTGTTTTATTAAGTGCTGCTAAAGATTTTTGATCATCAAGGGCTGCACGAACACCATCTTTACCAATCTTGACTGCAAAAGCACCTGCAGCAACGCCAGCAGCAGTGAAAGCCCCACCAATTAAACCCATAGCAATCTTTTGCTTCTTAGCAGAAGAAAGAGAAGTGTCAGTTAAACCAAGAAGTGATTTCTTTGCATTGTTAATACCTTTTGGATCAAATGTTGTGACAATGTTCGCGACTAAAGCGCCAATACCAGCCATAGTTATCCAGGTCTCTTAGTTTCAGAATTAAATTTTATCTCTGCATTTATTATCGCATCTTTGATGGCTTTTTGAACTTCCCTTTTATTATTATCCACTCCTTTAAATAAAGAACGTGGTTGGCGACCAAATCCTGCAGAGTTTAAACCTTTTGCAAAATTGTTATTTGTTTTACTACCAGCAAATTCAAACACAACACCAGCGCCATCACCTTGAATAATAGAAAGCAAATTTATGTAGAAAGAAGAACCACGTGCGCGTGATCTTCCACCGATTTTTGATTTAACCCCAGCCTTTGCTGACTTCTCATAATAAACAGGGAAACCACCACCGGTGTTCCTTGAAGGTGGCCATCTTTCGTTAGGTCCAACATTAACCTGGCTTGAAGTGTTTGGCCCACCCCAGCCGGAAAGAGTGTCTTGTTGCGATGGGAGAAGGGCTTGAACATCTTTAATGATTGGGGTAGCGATTTGTTTCATCTCTTTGAATAGAGCAGTTTTTAAATCCTTGCGTTCATATTTGACTAGGCGATCAATAAATTCTGCTGCACCTTCAAGACGAATGTCACCAAAATTACCCTGACCGACTTCTTGAATAGCCACGCTTCTACTTTCTAGGTTTGTTCAATTCAGAAACACGCCAGCGCAAATAGCGTTCCATTGTTCTTATCATTCTAGGCGACTCAGCCAACAATTGTGTTGGTGATAGATGAAATTCGTATGCTAGATGTATTAAGCGCCAGTGTGCGCTTTGCTCTCCAAAGGGACCACATCTTGGACCTCACTGTCAGGCACGAAGTTAACACTACCGATTTCATTCATCCACTCATTAAAAGTTTTCTCAGTTTTCTTTTCACGAGATAAAGAATGCCAAGCCAACCAAGTTGAATGTTTTAAACGTGATTTCTTTGGATCAATAACAACTGTGAAAGGTAAATCAAATTCATCTTCAAATGCTATGAAGTCATCCCACTCTGCTTTAATGTCAGAGGTTTTGTCGTTCTTATAAGTGATGCGCAGGTTTAAAAACACTTATTGCTCCTTTAGTTAAGCAGTTGCTCTTGTAACTGTACCTGAAGTCGGCCATGTCACACTTAGCGTGGCTATGTCACCAACACTTGATGCGAATGGTTGGTACGCAGTCACTAAACAAACTGCTGAATAACTTGGATTGGTTGCTGAAACAGATCCAGATGTTGGAACTATCACAACAGTTGCATTGCTTCCGAGTAGAGGATACAAAGTTGCGTCAACAGAACCGGCTGCAAAATCTTGCATGAAGTTTAAAGTTACTGAACCTGACTTTAAACCAGCAATTCTTGTGCGCCATTCGCCACCAAAAGCAGTTGTTTCTAAATCGTCTGCTGATAAAGCAAGTTCAACAGAGTTTAGAGATGTGGTGAACGCAGTTCCGTTAATGGTTACTTTGTAGTCCGTTGCTGCGAACTTTGCCATTATCTTTTCTCTTCTTTCTCTTCTTACGCGTAAGTGAGAATAATAAACTCACAACCTAAGTATGTCACATCTCCGACAGATATTTGTCCATAGTTGCGCATCTCGGTTACCCGGCAGTCAAACACACTGCCACCTAGAGTTTTATCACCCTCAATCGCTGCTTTGATACTTGATGATCCAGTAGTGGCACAATAAGCATCTAATTTCTTTTGTGCGTATTTTTCTGCCACTCTTGAAACAATCAAAATAACTCTGAAAGTAGTGGTGTCCATTCCACGACCAAATGTGTCGTCATACCTTGTGTTATCAGGGATTACAACAGCAATTGGTGGGTTTGGATTATCAGGTTGTTCTGCTGCAACTCTTAGACCACTGATTGTTGAAAGTCTTGTTGCAATCCCAGAACGAATTGAATTGATATTAGCCAACGTTTCGAACCTTACGATACGTTCCAATTAGTTGTGCTACATCTGGATCAAGGTCACGAGTTACTCTCATAACGCCTAGATCGCCAAAGCCTGCCACTCCGAGTGGACTATCGAGACGTTTGTAAATACGTGATGATTGAATGACGCATGCTTGTGTCACTGCAATAGGTGTTGAAGTCCAACCCCACACTGCAGTTATTTTGACAAGCGCTTCTCCACCCGAGATTGGCCACAAATAATCACCAATTGCACGAATTCTTGTGTAAGGCCAAGAGATGCCATCAGAGTTTCCATTGAGAGGTTCTAATTGATAATCAGAAGTGTCCCAGGTTGTGTCGTAAACGTTGTCAGCGTTGTTTGCTGTTTGAATTGTTACAGCAGTTCCTGCAATATCGTCTGTTAATAAAATAAAGTCATCTTCTGAAGCAAAATATCTTGTTGCTGTTCCAGCGCTGTAAAAGTTGCGACCAGTGTTTCCATCTATTGCTCTTGAGGCAGCCTCAATTGCTAATTCAAGCAAAGCATCTTCTGTGCTGTCAGTAATTCTTAGGGCAGCCTTTACTTGTGCAAGTGTGGCGTAGCCGTTGGTTATTGCCATTTCAACTCCTAAACTAATACTTCTAGTCTAGTGCAGGTTTCTGTCCCCAGTTACCTTTGTACTTGATTAGATATTGATTCTCCAAAATTAAATTCTCTCGATCATGCTTGAATTCTTTTCTTCGAGCGTTAGCATCTTTAAAGTCAGGGAATAGGACCTCGACATCTTGAGCCTGTTTAACATATTTCTTGGTCCAGGATAATTCAAACTCAATCGCCTCAGCCTTTGACTTTGGTATTGGAACCTCAATCTGTCTTAGAATCTTTGGATCATAAATACCCATATAAGTTCCATACAAATCTGGGTCGCTATTTAAAGAAACACTTGAATACTTCTCTAAGGCTTCATTGATCCATTCTGTTTCTTTAAAAACAATAGAATCTTGAAAGAAGAAGAAAGGCTTTTTAATGTTTTCTTGGCACCATCTAATTTTGCCAAGTTCATAGTTTGAATCTCTTAAAATTAAACAAGGCTTTTGTAAACTGTTTAAACAATCCATCAACCAAGGTTCTCGGCCTGGACTGGTTCCTATGACTATCAAAGAGATTTCTTAATTTGTGTGCTTGAAATTCTTCTGGTGTAAGGAATGTAAATCAAACTTATGTTGCGTTCATCTAACCAATCTTGGTCGAACTGCATCTGCTTGTAGTAATCTTTTCTGGCCCAATCTGAACCGATAGCAATAACATCAATCAGTTGCGCGATTTCAATTGATTCTTTTGAATCAGCACCACCATAATTTTCCATAACCGAATGAACATATTTACAAGATTCAAGGATTGCCTTTCTGTCCTCATAAGGGATGACAGGTTTCTTGCCTTTATATTTCTCAATGAATTCATCAGTGTTTAAAGAAACAATTACTTGCCCTGTTAAACCTGCGATCTCGTGGCAACGCTTTAAAAGATTTAGATGCCCGACATGAAATAGATCAAAGGTTCCTCCGGTGTAAACCCTTAATCCCACGAATTCATCCTTCGCCTTTGTAAAGACCATTCACCTGATGAATAATCATTTCTGGCTTGTTTCTCATTCCAATAAATTTGATTTGATTCAAAAGTTAAATTGTTGGCTTGCTGAAACCCTGCTTTAAGTGTTGAAGAATTATCGTGAGCAACAGGAATGAAAGATTTCTCAACCACAACATCATCGTGAGAATTAACACGTCTCTCGTAGTCGTTATCTTCAAAATAGGCTGGATGAAATCCTTCATCAAATAAACCAACTTCTTTAACAACTTTCCAACCAACAGAAAATGCACACCATTCAGGGCTTCCATTAGAAAGTAACAATTTATGAGGTTCAGAAAGTTCATCAAACATTTTCAAACTATCTCCACCCCATTCAACATCAAAATTTGTGATCAACCAGTAATCAGACATTGGTGTTGATTTGATTCCAAGATTCCAAGATGAAGCCACACCAAGATTTGATGGCATTTGAAGATGCCAAATCTTAGAAACCCACTGATTCCAAACAGGCAAATAGTTGTAATCCCTAGCCCCATTATTAATAACAATCAAATCCTTGATTGGATAATTGATTGACCTAATCATCCTGTCGAGCAAATCATGCCTATTTAAAACCGGTACAACCATTACAGGTATCAAATTACTCCTCCCCATACCTCTTCTGGCCTGATTTTGGCCTTATTTTGCCTTAAAAGCCTATTTGGAAAGAATCTTATTAAGAGTCGGTTTCCAGTCGTTTTCATAGACCAGATCGGCATCATATAACTTAGCGAAGTCAATTGCTTGCTGGGAACGCGACCTGCCCTTTTGATACGCCTTTTCTAAAGCATCAACAATCGAGGGAACCAAAGGAGTTGTGAAGAATGCTTTCTGTGAAGCATCCCAATAAGGCTGACCTTCAACTAACCAACCCTCGCCAACAAGTTCAGAAGATGCAGCAAAATCAGAAACAATCACACGTGTTCCACAGGCCTGGGCTTCAATGGTTGGAACTCCAAAACCTTCACCCATTGATACACCAAGGAACACATCCATCGCTGTGTAAGTTGCTGCAACAACTTCTATTGGCAACGCTGTTCTGTAAAGATAAGGGTCCACAAATTTGTATTGATGAGGTTTCACTCCAACTGCCTTTAGTAACTCGGGAAGATTAACGCCACCCCCACCACCAGTTGGATCGGTGTGTAAATAAAGAACAGCATCATCGTGATTTTGTGCAAATATAGAAAACGCAATCAGGTTCTCCCCAAATGCTTTTCTCATCGGTGCAACACCTTTATTTGCAGCATTCATTCCAACAACAAACTTATCCTCGCCGATTCCCATAAACTCTCTACCACTTATTTCACCAGTTGAATTCTTAATCTTTTCTGTTGGCATAAAACTTTTCTCTAAAGCATGAGGCACATAAAAACATTCAATATTTTTATTTTCTAACATTTGCTTTCCAAACTTGCTCATAGCAATTGGACTCACAAAGTCTTGAGCGCACCACTTTGCAACATCATCAGGTGCTGGAAGATGATCAATTGGAACCCAAGATGCAACCTTGCACTCGGACCACTTAGGTCCTTTGAAAACCCACACATCAAACAAAGTGATTAAAAGATTAGGGATTTCTTTATTTCCACCAATCCAATCGTGATGATGCGCTGGGGTTACATCATTGGACCACATTTCCATTCCTCTTGGATAAATAGGAATAGGTCCCGATTCGGTTGCCCAGGAAGTTGATGCAGCCTCTAAACCATAATTGGCAATTGCTGCGACATCGTAATTATCTTTCTTAAGTCTTTTCAATACCTGTGCAGTTTGGCTTCCATAACCTGTTGGCGCCCAGGGAGCATTGGAATACCAAGTGATCTTTGGTTTGATATTTTGATGATTTATTTTTGAGTTCATAGAATTTAAAATTTTGTTTTTTTGAATGTTTGATTTGTTTTTATCCACGCAAGAATCCTTACATCGCAGGTACAAATAAATCCTACACGTCTAAAGGCAGAAACCCCGACAGCCTGCGCTCTGTCGGGGTTTCTGGTCTTGGGGACTTAATTACTTAGGAGTTTGAACTCTTGAAGTATTTGATGTGACTTGTTTGTGGCAAGTTACCATCTACTCTGAAAGTGGCTCTGAAGGTAATTAGGTCAGTGTTGAAGGCGTAATCATCTGATCTGTCTAGACGGATTCCACCAACTTGTCTAACCATGTAGGAAGGCAAGTGACCGAATATAACTGGTCTCTTTGCTGATCCTGCTGTTGGAGCAGTTGGGTTTTCAAATATTTGGTAACCCAATAGTAAGTCGCGTGCTTCGGATGAAAGTGATGGGCTGAATAAGTAGTTTCCAGCGCCGTCTTTCAATTTACGAACGTTAGCGATTTGTGCTGCACCCATCATGAAACCGACTCCTGGTAAACGACGACCAGCAGTGTCTACAGAGTAAACAAGGTCAATCAAGTTATCAGCAGTTGGTGATAGTGATGTTCCTGCAACACCTGAACCTGCAACTGTGAACAAGCCGTTAGGTTGTACAGTTCCAGTTCCGTTTGTCAAAGCATCGTTCACAGAGTAACCGAGAGCATTTCCGGTTTGCTCAGCAAGAAATCCGAGGATGTCTACGCCAGCGTCTTCAACTAATTCACGTGAGATTTGAGTTAAGAATGAGTACTTATAGGCACCCAAAGTAACAAATGAATTAAATGTAGGATCGCTTTCGCCAATTGCTGCTGCTTGACCAAATACAGTTCCACTTGAGTAGGTTGCTTGTGAAGGAATTTGAAGATTTTCTCCACCAGCAGTATTCAAAATGGTTGATGTTTCTAATGGTCCACCAACATAGCGTGCAAGCATTACAACTCTGTCGTAGAAAGAAGTTGGAACTGGAGCGCCAGTTGAACTTCCTAATACGTCGCGTTTTTCAAATTCAAATGAACGAACTTCGCCACGAGCCATTGAACGAATAACATCTGCATCTGATTTTGCTTGTGCTGATGCAATTGTTGAAACTTCCATTCCTTTCATGGCTTCGGCTGCTGCTGCTGCGCGTTGTTCATCTTTTTGAATGGTTTCAATAACGCGTGCGCGTTCATCTAATTCAGATGACATCGCTGCGTATTGAGCATTTTCTTCAGCAGTTAAATCACGTTTCTCGGCTGCTGCGCGATCAAGAAGTTCTTTCGCTGCATGCCATGCCTTGTTACGTGCTTCGTGCTGAACTTTAATGTATTCAGACATTGAGCATTTCCTTTTTTTGGTAGGGTTTTACTGCATTTCTGGGTGAATCTGCATGAGGCTCACTCAATGCAGTAAATAACAAGATGGGTGGCTCGCACTCACATCTGTTAATTAATTATTGCACAACATTTCTGGTTTCGTTAGATACGACAACCCGAGTTTCTTTAACTGGATCAAACTTCTTAACTTCAGGTTCTTTCTCACAAAGAGCATCAGCCATCGCATCAGCCAATTCGAAGATCGCTCCGGATTCAGGATTGCCAGCAACTTTAAGAATTGCTTGTTTAATTTGTTCTTTGTTCACTAGATTGCCTTGAATAGTAGATCGAGTTGTTTACGTTTGATTGCCAATAGATCGTCAGCAGAAGGATTCGATTCTTTTAATTTGGCTACTGCTTCTGTGATTGTTTCAGCGTGTTGGCTTGAAAGGTTTTCTCCTGATTCAAGTTTAAGTAAAGCATCTGCCAACACATCGGCATCCATACCGGTTCGGGTTGCCAAAGCATCAATCGATCTAACTGTTGCTGTGGTTGCTTCATAGGCTGGGAAACCTGTGACGATTGAAACTTCATGCAATCTTATTTGATGAAGTTCTCTTGACATTCCATCATTTGACCATTTGTCACCTTTTGCTGGAACTGAGAAACCAAAGGACATTGAGTTCACATCTCCACGTTGCATAAGGACAGATAGATCGCGACCTGCTGATGTGTCTGGAAGAACTGCTTCTGCAAGCAATCCTCTTGAATCTTCTGAAAGTTTTAAGGTCTTGGCACGTGTAGAACCAAGGACTATGTCTGTATTGTGATTCATAAAAAGTTTGATTTCATTACGTGCCTTGAGTGAACGTTTGAAAGCACCAGGCATTATATATTCGGTGAAAGGACAAGTTTCGCTTGGTGAATTAAAAACTGCTGCATAACC